TTTCGCGCACGGGGCTTGCGAGGCCTCTTCGTGTTGTTGTTCTTCTTTCTCGACATTCTCAGTCCTGTTTCCACAGCAATAACACCAAGCGTAAACGTAAATGATGTAAAGCGTAACGTTAAACAACGCGGGAAACATAAAACTCGTTTCTCTTATTAGCTCTATTTTATCTGCACGACGGCGGCACAGAGAACAAGCGGGATAGATCTACGAGAAAAATACCCGGTCGAGGGGCGCGCCTAGGCACCCACTACAGGCTCGCCCAACTCAGGCCATTTAATAGCCCAAGCTTTAGCAGCCAACCCCTCAACCATCCCACGCGCCTCATGCTCTCTAAATTGCATAACTCCATCTACTGACCCATCTCGGGTCTCAGCAGAGAGTATATTGTAGAGTAACTTAGCAAGGCCGTCAGGCTTCCTCTTGAATGGTTCCTTAATGCTGGTCCTAAAGAAAACCTGTGAGCAAAAATTCACCTCAAAAGGGGAGTGTGTAACTACATCTGTGTGTACAAAGCCTAGTCTAGTACTGAACTCGAACTTACAATTACTAGGAAAGATGCCAAAGCAATCATCTCCGTTCGTTGAGTGAGAAGGGCTATCATGTGCCCATTCATCAATACGCTCAGCTAACATCACACTCTTAACATTAACACCAGAGTCAACCATGGCAAGCGCTGCTCTCTCATCAGAGTTTTGCAGGTGCGTAGTAGACTTTCCAGACAGTACTATAAAATTAGGGAGACTATGGATAATTCCATCACTATCTAACACTAGCGTAAGAAGCTCGGCCATCATGTAACAGGTTTGAATCTGATAATGAAAGTCCGTAGCCCTCGCTCTGTGCATGTAGGATTGATGCCATTCAATGTGCATCCAGTCTCGACCTTGATATTCCCATCCTTGGATGTCATCTGAGTAGATCTCTTCATTGGGTTTCAATCTATTCACAAGGACATTGTAAAACTTAGAAAAAGTTACTAGCCCCTGATCACTATAGAAATCAATACCCACCTTGTGGCTCGCAGTGCCCCAAGATTCCTTGACCTTACTGATGTAGTCTCCAAAAATAATCCTCGATATCATGTTCATAATGAGGGATGCCCCATAGATATTTCTAGCTATCTTTGAGACATGTGTAGGCTCCCCCTTAATAAACACTTTAGCAAGGTGCGTGTGTCCCGACCAGAAAAACTTCAACCTAGTAGCAGGGTCTAAGTAATCCAAGTCTTCGTCAATCGGCTCGTTCAACCAGAGTTTCAACGTCCTATTGACATCAGTGTAAAGCTCCAAGAGATCAACTTCTCGATTGGTACTGACGTCAAAATAGGGGAAACCAGGTGTAGACTTCAGGTTTATGTGCGTCCAAGCAGCATTAAACACCGAAAGTTTAAGGTCTCCTTCTAGGTTGAATAGGTCTTCATAGTCAAACGTCCGAGGCGCTTCCCGTTGCGCAAAAATCGAACTCATTGCTTCTCTGTACTTGAGTCGCTCTTGGTAGGTGGGTCTGATTTCTTCCCCCCCCTGGAACCTCGTTTGCGCTGCTCTTTCCACGTAGAACTTGATCCGGCCTCGCTCAACTTCTCCTCCTCGCGGGGGGTTTCTGAGTTGCCAGAGTTTGTCGATTTCTTCTCTGTACTTTCCGTAGAGTTCTCTTGCTTCGCCGATTGCTTCTTCGGTTCGCCCTTCGTAGATGGGCCCGAAGATGATTTCGACGGTTTCGTCTCGTTTTGACGGTTTTCCAGCTCTTGTACCAGCTGCTTCAAGTCTCGCAATTCCATAAGCAAGCTCTCCAGCGTGATACCTTGTCGGGATTGCGGTGGTACTTCTAACGCCCTCACCGCCGGCGACCTGGAGTTTACCTGGTCAGATTGTAACTCAGGAGGAATGGCATCGGAAGATGATTCTTCCTTATCCACCACATCTACTTTAGTACCGAGTTTCTTTCTCTTTTCCAGTAGGGCCGCGATCTCTTTGTCCAACTTCTCTTCTTCAGTTTCAGGCTTTTTACGCTTTACTCCCTTATCTTTGACAAGTTTTGGCATCGGTTCATCACTCTCAGCAACAAAGTCGTCGTCCTCTATATCAATCCAGGTTTTACCTCTCCTCTTACTTGTTGCACTAATCATTTCACTAAAGGTTCCTCGGAACCCTTGTTCATCTTCATGTTCCCTCCTCATGCGTGCATCCTTCGCTTCTTGCTCGTCCCGTTCTCTTCGCTCGACGAACTCTCTTGCTCGTTGGTCCTCGGCGTCCTGTTGGGTTGGTGACTCAATCTCCAAATTGGGGAGCACAGGTTTGAAAGCATTGCCTTTTCCCTCGTAAAGCTTAGCAACGTCTGATAGAAAAAGGGGAATCTGTGCAACGTTTCGTCTGAATTTAGTTGAGCCCCCAAGGTGCACTGCCACGACTTTCCCCTTTTGAACAACGCAAAGACCACTGTCACCACCAGTCGTATTGGACTTGGTAAAGATAAGTGACGGATCTCGATCTGACTGCTGTTCGTAAGGGTCAGCACGGACATATTGTTCGGTATACTTTCCATTAGCATTTCTGTGGTAAATTTGAACGTTAGCGTTTTGGTTGTATAGGCCCCAACTAAGGCCCTTGATGCCGAAGACACTACCGATACCACAATTTCGTGCAATGGCGAAATCGAATTTGGTGCCAAAATGGTTCTGACTCTGAACTTCAAAGCTGACCTGCAACAATCGGTTGTTTCCCGGCACGCCGACTCGTATATCTC